GCATTTGAAAATATGTCTGCCTTTGCATCAAAAGTACCTTTTTCACTAGAAGAAATATCAAGAGGTTCTGGTATATTAGCAACTATAACAGACAATGCTGACGATCTACAAAAAATGTTAGAAATTACTGGTAATGTTGCTGCTGTTACAGGATTAGATTTTAGAACAACAGCAGAACAAATACAAAGATCATTTAGTGCTGGTATAGGTGCAGCAGATTTATTTAGAGAAAAAGGTGTTAGAAATATGCTTGGATTCCAAGCTGGTGCAACAGTTTCTATTGAAGCAACAGCACAAGCATTTGAAAGAGTATTTGGTAAAGAGGGTAGATTTGGAAAAGCCACAGATGAATTAGCAAAAACATTAGAGGGAACTTTATCAATGATTGGAGATAAAGCATTTAATTTTAAAAAAACTTTATTAGATGCTGGTTTTTTTGCACAATTAAAAAGACAGTTTGGAGATTTAGATAAATTTTTAGTAAAAAATTCAGAAAGTTTAGAAAGATTAGCAGTAGGGTTTGGAACAGTATTAGCAAAAGGTGTAGAAAAATTAATAGATTTATTTAAATTTTTAAAAAAAAATATAGATGGTATAATTACTGCTTTTAAAATTTTAATAGCAGTAAAAATTATTGCATTTTTTATTACTTTAGCAAAAGCTATTGTTCCTGTACTTGCTTTATTAAGAGGTATAGCAGCACTATCAGGAGTTGGTTTAACTTTAGTTGCAGCTTCAGTTGCAGCAACTGTACTTACATTTAAAGAATTAAACCATCAAATAGATAAAACTATTAATGGTTTATCAGAAGCAATAGACAAAAATATTTCTATGAGAAATACTGCTAGAGAAAATGCTATTTTAATGAGAAGATATAAAGAAGAAGTAGAAGAAGTAGATGGATTTTTATATAACGCATCAAGTGAATTAGGTATTAGAATTCCAACTGCTACTGAAAAAGCTATTGCTAAATTTAAAGAACTTAATAATGGTGCATTAGAAAATATTAAAAAGAAAAAAGAAAATATTAGAATGATAATTGCAGAGGGTATTAATGATGGTATTACAACAATGTCACAAGCACTATCAAAATCATTAATATTTGGAGAAAAATTATCTGACACTTTAAGAAATATGGCATTAAATGTTTTAGCAAAAATTACTGCAATATTAATTGAACAGATAGCAAGACAATCAATACAGATTGCTATGGAACACGCACAAACTGTTGAACTATTAAAAAAATTATCTATTGAAAAACTTATTACAGATGAAAAAAGAAAACAACAATCAGCTAGTTCTGGTGGTAGCGATAATATGGGAAGTTCATTAGTACGAATGGCAACTTCTTTTTTAGGTTTTGCTAAAGGTGGTGCAGTATCAAAAGGACAACCAGTTGTAGTTGGAGAACGAGGTGCAGAATTATTTATTCCAAATCAAACAGGACAAATAACACAAGCTGCTAGAGGAACTGGTGGTGGACAAACAACAGTTAATTTTAATATTAATACTTTAGACGCAAGTGGTTTTGATGATCTGTTAGTAAGAAACAGAGGAACTATTACACAAATAATTAATAACGCAGTAAATGAAAGAGGGAGTAGAAATCTAATATAATGTCTGGTGCTTTTCCAATATCATCTGCTAAATTTGAAACTTTAGGAATAAAGTCTATTCAAAATACTATTATATCTAAATCTGTATCTGGTAAGAAACTTGCAAGACAAATTGACAATCAAAGATTTGGATTTACAGTTAGAATAGTTACAGGAACTAGATCAGATGTTTATGGAGAGTTAATGGCTTTTATAATAAAACAAAGATCAGGCAAAGAAAATTTTACAATAATCCCACCAGAAATTGAAGATGCAAGAGGTAATGAAACAGGAACAGTTTTAGTAAATGGAGTTCACGCAGTAGGAGATACAACAATTGCTATGGACGCACACCATAACGATAATCCACACGCATTTAAAGCTGGAGATTTTATTAAGTTTGCAAGTCATTCAAAAGTTTATATGGTAGTTGCAGATGTTCAAGCATCTAGTAATGCTTCAACAGTTACAATAGAACCACCTTTAATTACAGCACTTGCAGATAATTCAGTTGTTACTTATGATAATGTTCCTTTTACAGTACATTTAACAAATGATGTTCAAGAATTTGGTGCAGTAGGTACAGCTAAAGATGGTGCGTTTTTATACCAATTTGAGTTTGATGTAGAAGAATCTTTATAGTGAAAAAATATAAAATAACTCACAAAATAACTGCCGATTTTATTGCCGAAGCTATTGTTAATGAAGATGAAATTGATAGTAATATTAATGATCTAAAAGAGTATAAGAAACCTAATAGCAAATTTGATTATACTATGTTAAAAGGTTCAGAAAGTGTAACACAAACAAATTACGAGGAATATGACGAGAAGTCTGACAACAGCAGTAAAGAACGAATTAGCAACAAATGATATTCGACCAGTACATCTTATCACTATTAGTTTTGGTACTCCTGTTAATATCACAGATTGTTCATTTCCATTAACATCATCAGTATCAGGCTCATCAGTTACATACTCTGCAAGTGATTTTATACTAGGTATATCTAATCATACAGAAGAAACAGATATTACTAAATCAAGTGTAAGTATTAGTTTATCAGGTGCAGATCAAACATTTATCTCAACAGTATTAAATGAAAATGTAGTTAATGATGGTGTAGATATTTATAGAGGTTTTTTAAATGATTCAAATTCATTAATAGCTGACCCATTTTTATTATATCGAGGAAAAATAGATAGTTATGATATTTCAGAGGGAGATAAAGAAAGTATAGTTGGATTATCAATAGTTTCAACTTGGGCAGATTTTGAAAAAAAAAATGGTCGTAAAACAAACAATACATCTCAACAAAGATTCTTTAGTACAGATGTAGGTATGGACTTTGCATCACAAACAGTTCAAGACATTAAGTGGGGTAGAGCATAATGGGTTTAAAAAAATTAATTAGAAGAATAGCTGCACCAGTTGTAAAATTTTTAGGTGGCAATCCATTAATATCTTTAGGTGTTTCATTATTTTTAGCTTGGGTATTAAGACCAAAAGTTCCAGAAATAGAAGATTTTGGAACAAACGAGTTTGATGATTTTGAACGAGGTTTATTACTTAACAAACAATCTAATGACGCAAATATTCCTGTTATATATGGAGAAAGACTTGTTGGTGGTACTAGAGTCTTTATGGAAACTTCAGGAACAGATAACACATATCTTTATATGTGCATCGTTATGTCAGAGGGAGAGATAAACGATATAGAAGAAATAAGAGTAGATGATAAAGCTGTTACTTGGGCAAGTGCATTATCAGATGGAACAGAAGTAGAAGTAGGAAGTGGAGATAGTAATTTTTATAAAGATTCAGCAAGTTTAATTAGAGTAGAACCTCACTTTGGAACAGATGGTCAATCAGCATCATCTTTATTATCAACATTATCATCTTGGGGAAGTAATCATAAATTATCTGGTTTATGTTATTTAGCATTGAGGTTTAAATGGAATCAAGACGCATTTACTGGGATACCTAAAGTTCAAGCAAAGATACAAGGTAAAAAAGTTGTATTTTATAATTCTGGTTTAGCAGCACAAACAGCAGCTTATAAAACAAATCCAGCTTGGTGTTTATTAGATTACTTAACAAATACAAGATATGGAAAAGGTATTGCTATTTCTGAAATAGATTTACAATCTTTCTATGATGCTTCAGTTGTTTGTGAAACACAAGTAACACCATATTCAGGTGCTAGTGATATAAATATTTTTGACACAAATGCTGCAATAGATACATCACAAAAAATTATAGATAATGTTAGAGAAATGTTAAAAGGTTGTAGAGGTTATCTACCATATACAAATGGAAAATATAAATTAATTATTGAAACAACAGGAAGTGCAGCAATAACATTAACAGAAGATGATATTATAGGTGGTTATAATTTATCTATTCCAACAAAGAATGAAAGATACAACAGAGTTATAGTTGGTTTTGTTAATCCAGCTAGAAATTATCAAGTAGATGAAGTTCAGTTTCCACCAATAGATGATAGTGGACTTGCAAGTGCAGACCAACACGCAACTATGAAAACAGCAGATGGTGGATTTTTATTAGAGGGTAGATTTACATTTAAGACACTCACATCGCCATATCAGGCAGAAGAAATGGCAGAGGTTATTTTAAGAAGATCAAGAGAAGCATTAACACTTGGTATTAATGTTAGCTTTGATGCTTATGATTTAGCCATAGGAGATATAGTAAATATCACACATAGTTCATTAGGTTTTTCTGCAAAAGCATTTAGAGTTATGGGTTTAACTTTTAATGAAGATTTTACAATAGGATTATCTCTTGTTGAGTATCAGGCTAGTCATTATACTTGGGCAACAAAAGCACAAGTTAGTTCTACACCATCTACTAATTTACCTAACCCATTTACTATCCAACCACCAGCTAGTGTTACTTTAACTGACCAACTAATTGAATATAATGATGGAACTGTAATCGTTGCTTTAGATGTTGCTATTGGTGCTTCTCCTGATTCATTTATAGATTTTTACCAAGTAGAATACAAATTAAGTACAGATTCAGATTTTATAATTTATGCACAAGGTTCAGGATTAAATCACAGAGTCTTAAATGTAATTGACCAATCTACTTATGATGTAAGAGTAAAAGCAGTTAATACATTAGGAGTATCATCAACTTATGTATCTGCACAAAGAAAGATAGTAGGTGCTATTGAGCCACCTAGTGATGTAACAGATTTTTCTTGTAATATATTAGGACAAGAAGCACATTTATCTTGGACACAAATACCAGATTTAGATTTAGCTTTTTATCAAATTAGATATTCAACATTAACAGATGGAACTGGAGAATGGGCAAACTCTGTATCTTTAATAGAAAAAGTATCAAGACCAGCTACAAGTATTAGTACAGTTGCTAGGGCTGGAACTTACTTGATAAAAGCATTTGATAAATTAGGTAATGCAAGTTCTAATGCAACTGCAATAGTTTCTAATGTTACTAGCACATTAAATTTTAATGCAATAACTACTGTATCTGAACACCCTGATTTTGATGGAACATTAACAAATACAGTAATTGTAGATGATACTTTAAGATTAGATTCTTCAGAATTATTTGATTCGGCTTCAGGTAATTTTGATGCAGAAACAACTAGATTTTTTGATTCAGGTGTTGCTAATGCAGACTTTAACGCATCTGGTAATTATTTATTTGCAGATGTAGTAGATATAGGTGCTAAACATACAGTAAGAATTACAGCTACTTTAAAACAAACTTCTGATGACCCAGATGATTTATTTGATAACAGAACAGGATTATTTGATTCACAAAATTCTAGCTTTGATGGAGATACACCAGCTAACTCTAATGCACATTTAGAAATTGCAACAAGCGATGATAACTCTACTTTTACTACTTTTCAAAACTTTGTGATAGGAAATTACACAGCTAGATATTTTAAATTTAGAGTTGTTTTAACTTCAACTGATTTAGCTTCAACTCCTGTTGTTCAAGAAGTATCAATTTCAATAGATATGGAAGATAGAATATTTAGTGGAAATGATATAACATCTGGTGCTGGAACTAAAACTGTTACATTTACAAACCCATTTAAAAGTGATAATTATGCAGTTGGAATCACAGGACAAGGAATGGCAACAGGAGATTTCTTTTTAGTAGAAAGTAAAACTATTAATGGATTTAATGTTACTTTTAAAAATTCAAGTGGAACAGCAATATCTAAAGAATTTGATTTTATTGCAAAAGGGTTTTAAAAGGAGTATAAAACAATTATGGCACAACACGATTACGATATAGCGAACCAATCTTTCCCAGCCTTTAGAACAGACTTAAATGGTGTTCTTGAAGCTATAAATACATCTAATTCTGGTACATCAAGACCAAGTGGTGCAGTAGCTGGTACAATCTGGCTAGATACATCTGGGGGTGCAACTGCTCATATTTTAAAATTCTATGATGGTGGTGCTGACATAAATTTAGCAACAATTAACACTACTGCAAACACAGTAGATTTTACAGATTCATCAGTAACATTTGATATAGTAAATGATACTTCTCCTCAACTCGGTGGTAATTTAGATGTCAATGGACAAGACATAGTTTCTACATCAAATGCAGATATAGATATTATTCCTAATGGAACAGGAGATGTAAATTTAGGTGCTGACACAGTACAAATTGGAGATAACAACGCAAACGCAACTCTAACCACACAAGGCACAGGAGATTTAATTTTAAATACAAACAATGGTACAAATGCTGGAAACATAACTCTTGAAGATGGTGCTAATGGTCATATTCAATTTACAACAAATGGTACAGGAACAATTAAATTTAACGATCTAGCTTATATTCCACAACAAGCATTAACATCATCATCTAACGCAATTGCATGGGATACACAGGCAAAGCCAAACGCATATCATTTAACAACAGAAAACACTACTTTCTCTGCACCAACTAATCCTGTTGAGGGTGCTTTTATCTCATTAGAAATTAATTATGATGGTTCACACACAATAGCTTTTAATACAGTATTCGAATTTGCAGCTTCAACTGCACCAACATTTACTTCAACAGATGGCAAAACTGATATATTAGTATTTAGATATAATGGTGCTGTATGGCAAGAAGTAGGTAGAACATTAAATTTAAGTGAAAGTTAAAATATGTACGCATTAGTAGAAGATGGTTCAATATCAAAATTAATTACAAATCCTAAATCAATGGTTATAGGAGATGTAAGATACCCAGCTAAAATATTTCAATTATGGTCGCAATCAGAATTAAATGCAATTGGTATTTATGAAGTAGTAACTGATTCATCTAATTTTAAAGATGAGAAGTGGTACATTAACACAAATGAATCTTATTCTTTTGCAGACAATCAAGTTACTAGATCATGGGGAACTGCAACACCTAAAGCACACGCAGATAGTTTATGGACACAAGAAGATTCAGATGATGGAGATTTACCAAGTGATAAATCTGTTGGAGATGTAAAAGTTGAGGGTTTAAAAACACAATTAATTAGAACTTTAAAACAACAAGTATCTAATGAACTTGCTAGAACTGATTGGTACATAACTAGAAACACAGAAAAAGAAACTGCTATACCTAGTGCTATATCTACTCACAGAGATGCAGTTAGAACTAAACAAGCAGAAATGGAAACTGCTATAACAAATGCAAGTGATACTCCAGCATTAGAAACTTTATACACATACACTACAGATGATGATGGTGTTCAATCAAGACCATTAGGCGAACTTCCAACATTGGAGATTTAATGCCACTAATACTTGGAACTAACTCCATAAAAGACACAGGCTTTGATGTAGCTAACTCATTAAGATTTAATGATGGTAGTAGCGATCATTTAAGTAGAAGTATATCATCAACATCAAACAGAAGAACTTATACTATTTCTACTTGGTTTAAAAGAGGAAGCATGGGTGCAAATCAAAAAGTAATTACTGCTGGAACTGCTGGTCAAGAAGCTGGATTACAATTTTATGATGGTTCAACAGAAAACACTTTAAGATTTTATGAATATACAGGAAGTAATAATATTGTTATAGCACCAAATAGATTATTAAGAGATCCATCAGCTTGGTATCACGTCGTTATTGGAGTTGATACAACACAAAGCACAGAATCTAACAGGGTAAAATATTATCTCAATGGAGTACAAGAAACATCATTTGCTACTGCAACTTATCCAACTCAAAATTATGATACTAAATTTAATACTTCTGGTTCAACAAATTACATTGGATTTTTAGGTTCACATTCTGCTTATTTTGATGGTTATATGGCAGAAACAGTTTTAGTAGATGGACAACAACTAGACGCAACATCATTTGGAGAGTTTGATTCTGATAGTCCTAATATTTGGAAACCTAAAGATGTATCTGGTTTAACTTTTGGCACAAATGGATTTTATCTTGATTACGAAGATAGTTCAGCTTTAGGAAATGATGCTGCTGGTTCTAATAACTTTACAGTTAATAACCTTACAGCAATAGATCAA